AGCGGGCCGCCACGAGCGGCTGCAACGGTCGGCTGCTGGGTCTGCTCGGGCGCGTAGAAGGACTGCTCGGGCATCTTGCCGTAGTTGTAGTAGTCAATAGGAGGTTGGATGCGTGCGCGGTTCAACGGTGTAGTCGCCAGCCGCTTGGTCATGTTCGGATCGGTAGAGGTGGGCGTTCCTGCTGTGACGCTGGGCATTTCTGGCTGGCTGGAATCACCACCCATAAGCGACCCGAGACCGACAGCCGCAGCTGCCATCTTGTTAGGGTCTGTAAGATAGCCAGTAAGGCCAGATAGGTAGCCGGATCCCTTGGAAGCCGCAGCTGCGGGATCCACATTGAAGGTCATCCCGCTTGCGCCCTTATCGGCAAGGTTCCCGCCAAAAACTTCATTTCCGGGGGTTGTTTTGATCGCATCAGCGGCCTTATTCAAATAATCCAAGTCGGCGCTGCTGTACCCTCCTGCACCCTCAAGAACGCCTCCGGGAGTTCCAGTAGTCACAGATGTCGGGGCTGCTGCCCCAAGGTAATTTCCCAACGCCGAAGCGCCAACTGTTCCAGCGCCAGAAAGAAGGCCGCCCATCAGCGCACCCTTGCCGCCGCCAGTCAGGCCACCAATGCCAGCGCCAAGAAGAGCGTTCCCAGCCAGACCACCGACAGTGGCGCTGCCGAGCGCACCAATGCCCGTAGCCTCAGCAAGCGTTGTAGCCCCCAGCGTTCCAGCAGCCTCACCCAGAAGCGCCCCGCCAAGCCCAGCACCGACACCAGTGGCCATCAAGGCAGTGCCAGCCAGCGCCGCTACCGGAGCGAACCAAGACTGCTTCCAGAACGGCGTGAACTGCGGCATCCCGGTGTGAGGGTTGATCGTGGGCTCGCCCCACTCTTTGCAGAGCTTCTGATATTCATCCTTGTTGATGTGGATGACCATCGTGTCGCCGCCAACGCCAGCGTCAGCCACGTTCTTGGCCTGCCCAGCAAGGCCGCCCTTGGCCATCTTTTCGATGTGCTCGCGCGGAACCTTGATCTCAAAGGGCTTTGCTCCGACACGCCCGCCCTTGGCGAACATGCTCATGGGGCTGCCACGCCAAGACGAATCGGCTGCATCGTTGGAGAGGGGGTGCCAATCGGCTGGGTAATCAGGGGCCATATTATCCACCGGGTAGGGTTACGGCGCGAATGAAAGCGAATGCCCACTCTTGCCAGTCCGTGTAGTCCATCGGGTTCGGGGGGTTTTGGGCTCCAACTGTGAAGAAGGAAACCACACCCAGAGCCCACGTTTGCCACTTTTCAGGGTCATCCAATCGACCCATCGTCCCATATTTCTCAAGACTATAGACCATTGAGTCGGTCCAGTCAGTAACCGTCATCCCGCGCGGGTCGATCATCCGAGCACCGTGCCGTCGCCAACATCGAGATGAGCGATGCACTGACCCATTTGGTAGTTGCCACCGACCACGTTCGACTTGAAGATGAAGCGCATTTCGCGGCGCTGCTCTTTGAAGAAAATAACCTGCTGCTCTGGAGTTACGGTGTTTTCCTGATCAGGGAAAACCTTTTCCTCGCTTGTCACTTCAGGGGATCGAGCGTTGGCTCTGCCCGTTATTTGGCAGGTCATGTCGCCGCTCTGAATGAAGTCAGGCTCGACCATCAGGCAGCGCATTGACCTGTTTCGCGGCTGATTTGGGTCTGCAACGTAAGAAATGTCAGCCGTCTGGAAGTAGGACGGGATCGAACTCACCTGCGTTCCGTCGAGCTCGTCAAGGCCAAACTCCATCTGCCAGAGCTTGTAGAAGCCGCTCACGGGGTCGATGCCAGTTGTGATGGGGTATTCATAGACGGTGACGAACTTGCCATTTGACCGGCCAGAGTTTGGCAAGGCTGTGTCGTACCAAGTATTCTCGCGCACGTTGTAGATGACGGCGTGGGTGCATTCGGTGGCGTCCCCACGAGGATAGCACCACCAGATTTCGCCGAAGCGAGGCACCTTGTAGGCAAAAACCTTTTGCCTCTGGTCATAGTTGAGGTTGTCGAAGAACCAGTTCTGGTTCAACTGATTCGGTATCTCACGCACAACGCCGTTGAACATCAGGAAGCGGTCAACACCGCACCAGTAGAAGATACCATCGTACTCAATTGGAGATTGAGAAGACAGGATCGACGATTGGGATGTCAGCGTGTCAAATTGGAATACCGTGTCGCCGCCCACAAATGTGCAGCGGATCAGGCTATCCAAAGACCAGAACAGGCCAGCAGGTGCATTGCCGGGGCCCGCACGAAGCGGGAGAGCCGCAACGATCTTCTGAGACGTAACGTAGGCGTCTCCAGATCCCGCGCTGAGCCAGTCATTTGGGTTGTTGGCTACAGACCATGCCACATAGCCATCAGAGCCGTATACGAAGACGTAAGGGTACAGGCTGACGACGCCGCCAGAAACGGCAGGGGCCGTATTTGCTGTCAGAACAGCCGTGCCATTCACGAGGCCCCAATACATGGTTGAGGTGGCGGTTCCGTCGATCTGGTTCAGGTTCTTGCCCGGGTGAGCGAAGACATACGCGCCAGCTGCCACGCCAACAGAGTCAAAACTTACGTCGAAGGTCCAGAGATTCCGAGCGTCAGCAGCAAAACCAGAAGGCGTCCTATTAAAGATGCCAGTCACGTTCCCGTTTGCATTGATCTCAAACTGTGTCAGGTAGCTCTGCCCGCCCGACAAAAGGTGAAGAGTGCCATCTTGATTGTAGCCATTGAGGCCCCGAGAAACCTCAGGCATCTGAGTGCTGAGGGTGCGATAGCCCCACATCTTACGGGGCAATCCACGCTGGAACCTGCACCATTGGCCATCCACATAGAAACCGTTTTCAAGGCGCGTTCCATCGCGCTTGATGCCGGGGAGGGACTTGATGGTGTAGGGTTGTGAAGCCATTAGCCGAGAGCCACCGCATACTGGATTGCAATTGCCGCCGCCTCAGCAGAAGACACAGCGCTGATGGCCGTTCTCCCGGCAGCCGCATCAGCAGCCGTAAAGACTGCGATTCCGGTAGACGTGCCGCCAAGATTGATGCGAGCGCCAGATGCCGTTGTCGCACCTGTGCCGCCGTTGGCGATTGAAATTGGCGTTGTTACGGTTGCCCCGCTTTGCCCACGGACAACATTTGTACCGTTGCAATAGAGGATCAAAGCATCTGCTGCCGTGACGGCAATGCCTGTTCCAGCGGATGTTTTCACGGTCAGGGTAAAAGCGCCGCTGGTGGAGTTTGTGATCCAATATTGCTGAACAGTGGCAGGAACGATGATGTTCCTGTTCCCGGTCAAAGTTCCGGTCAGGTTGTAGGATATGCGATTCAGTTCAAACGTCGATAGCGTGTAGTTGCCCGTTCCAGACACGTCGATTGAGAGGTAATCAAACGAGCTTGCAGACGATACCTGAGAAAGGCCAACCGTGTAGAAGTTCGTGCCATCGCAGATGATCATGCACGAATTGCCGGGGGCAAGCGTCAGGGTGGTTGCGCCGTTGATGGTCTCTACAAGGTTAGGATCGAGCGAAATGTTGCTGGATCCGCTGTTGCGGATGTAGCAGAACCAATCAGACCCAAGCGTCGAAGACGCCGCAAAGCTTAGCGTTCCAGAAGCACCGTTCCAGTTGATGAGCTTGGCGCGCTCAGAAGTGTTAAGCGTGTAGGCCGAATTTAGGGTTACAACGGAAATGGCCTGATTGAGCGTTGTTGTGATCGCCTTCAGACCAGCGCCAGCAAGGATTCCGGCGTCTGCGCTCGACGTTGCGGCTCCAAATTGATAGCCAGTCCACACGCCAGCAGCGGTGGTATTGGAGGTCATATAGACCTGCCACAGATCCCCGGCATTTACGTTTGCGACGACTGTCCCTGTAGCGCCAACCACCGTGTAGGGTAGCGTTCCGGTGTTGTTGAACAGAAAGCACTCGCCGACCGAAGCTTCATTGGCTGCGGGCAGATAGATTTTCTTGCTGGTCCCAGTGCAGTTCACATCCATAATACGCGCAGCAACATAGTCTGCGAGCGCATTAGGGGCATTGGTCTCGACGGGCCACGCCAGCGTGATGTCAGAGGTAGTTAGGTCAAAGGCTAAATATGAAACATCTGACGGGTAGATGTTCGTGCCGCCAAAGACTTCTGTGTAGCTGGTGGTCATTTATGCCTCCGTCCGACGCGCGGAGCGATCAAGGATCTTCGACAGGTCTTCGCCGTTGAGCGCCTGTGCCGAACGGTCGTACATGGACTGCCAAACCGCGATGCGCTCATCATTCTTCAGGAATGGCGTGGCCTCAAGCAGGGAGGCGTAGAGAAGCACCTGCGGAGCGTATTCCGTCAGCCAGTTCGTCTGGTTCGAATCGTCGAGCAGGGGCAGAAGCTGGTAGACTAGAACCTCAAAGGGGTAGGCCTGATCAGGCGTCGGGGAGACGATCCAGTTGTTGTAGTCGTAATCGGCATAAAAGAGCGGCTGGCTCGTTTCATCGCGATTGGGCCAGTATGACCGCACATATTCGTAGGATCGCGGGAACAGTTGGGTGTACTGATTGTCGATGCCGTAGTTGAACGACACCGTGGTGCGCCAGCGGTCGGGCTTCGGGTAGACAGCGAGCCCGACCTGCATGGTGCTTGTAACGACGTTGATCAGCCCCTCAACCTTGAGCTCGCGGGCGATGCGGCGCTCAGCGAGATTGATCAGCCGGGGGATTTGCTCATAGACAATCGCATCCGACGCAAGCGTGAAGCCACGCTCAAGATAGCGTCGGATGTCTTGCTGAAGCGTGGTGAACGTCGTCGTTGTAGCCATGCCCTATCCTAACACTATCAGGTGTTATCCGCCATACTGACCGCTTTGGCCTTTACCCTGCCGACCCGGTCGGTCCAGCCCTTGCCAAAGGTGCTGAAGGTCGAAAGACCCTTGAGGAAATCCAAGCGCATATCGCAGATTGCGTCGGCTGTTTCCTTGGCGTCACAGGATTGTATAGCCTCAAGAGACTTGGGGCCAATCATGCCATCAACAGTCACGCCAGCGATCTTCTGGAGGTACTGGGCAGCCTTGTGAGGACCGCTGTTCACGGCCAGATCATAGGCGGCATAATCCACGCCGTCAGGAAGGCTGTCGCCTTTGATGCGGTCCCAATAGAGGGCCTTGTAGAAGGGCTTGACGGCGTCCGGTGTCAGAGCGCGCATTTCGGTCTCTGTTACATCGCGGTTCAGGTATCCTTGCCACGCAGAACGGGTGACACCCAAGTTGGTCATGCCACCCGGATCTTTCGGGTTATTTACAAATCCGCCTTCGCTCTTGATAACCATGGCGAAGCATTCATCCCAGTTCTCGTTCATGTCACTTGTCCTTCGTAGCAAGTAGGTCATTTTTGGCCTTAGAGCCAGCAGACGATCCGTAATAGAAGTTGACCACCCCAGTCCATGCGGTTCCCAGAGCGCCAAGCATCATCAAGAGCGCCTCCGTGCCCGTCTTTGGCATTCCGTTGAGGAGCATCCAGATCAGGATGCCGAAGAACCCAAGCGTGATGACGATGGCGAGGACCTTGGGAACCCAGTCCTTGGTGTCCCGCTGCATCTGCCGGGCGCTGTCTCGATCACCGGCTGCGATGCGCTCCAGATCAATGTCCAGAGACTTCATCTGGACCTTGAAGTCAGCGTCAATCTTCTTAATAGCGGCAAGCTGGTCAGGCGTGGCTGTAGCCATAGCCGCAGAGATCTGCTCCTCAGTGCCGTCCTCGTGACCAAAGAGGGCGCTAGATAGCGTTTTTACGGCAACGCCAGCCAGCGGGCCGCCCAGCGCCGTGGCGATGGACGGGGCCAGTTGACCAAGTAGGGGGCCGAATTGCTTCAGTAAGTCCATCTTACTTCCCCTTCTCAATAAGTGTGATTCGCTTGTCGAGTTCCGCCACCAGCTTCATCATATCAAAGCGAATAGCCGCTCTAGCTTGCGCAGCATCAGCCGC